CGAAAAATCGGAATGGACGGGCAGGGAAACTTATATGACAAGAACCTCAACCCCATCTATGGCAAAGACGGGATCAGGGACGATGCCGCCAACGCCAAACTGTTCCACGACTGCTTCAATCATTATGACGTGGAAATGCAAAAAGCGATTGAGGAAAACAAAGAATCGGACAAAGAACTCAGCCGAAAGGAGATAAAAAAATGACGCTTGAGGAATTATTCGCAGAAGAGTACAAATCCCTGAAGAAAGAGAACGAGGAATTAAAAAAGCACATCGAAAGATTGAGAAGAAACCTTGACCTTGAAACCAAGGAAAATACAGAATTTTGTTCATTCCTGTCTTCATTGAAACTTCGGATAAACACCAATTACGACGAAAAAAAATACATCGAAATCACAAATATCGTTACCACAATTTCTGAGGACAACAAATTCTATGACCTCATTTCAGAGTTCGCCAAAGAAGAAGATGAATCTAAAGGGGAGGATGAAAAATGCCAGAGCAAAAATTGAAAGCGTATCGTTTCTATACCAAAATACGAAACAAGGAAACGAATAAAATCGCCAAAAAGCAATTTATAATTGTTGCTTATGGGTTCAAGGAAGCAAAGGAATTATTCGAAATCATCATCGAAAACTGGAAAAAATGGGAACTAATCGAAATCAGCGAAATCAAAAGAGATTTCAGCAAAAAATGGAATAATCCATATTATATGCGTCATTGTTATGAATCACTTACAAAAATGGTGAAAAGAATAATGGAGGAAGAGAAATGAAATCGATACTAATCAGCATTAAGCCCCAATGGGTCGCCAAAATCCTCAATGGCGAGAAAACCGCCGAGATTCGCAAGACGAAGCCCAAGTGCGAACTGCCAGTCACGTGCTATATCTATTGCACGAAAGGCGATTACATCGGTCGCATCTCAAAGAAGTACGTCGGCAAAGTCGTGGCGATGTTCACGCTTGATAAGGTGGAAGAAATTACTTGCAGACCTATTTGTGGAGAATGGGAAAGTTATACCAAAACACTTGGGTATAGTGAATTATCGCAAGCAAGTTGTCTTGGAAACAGAGAAATAGTCCGCTATCTCAAAGGCAATAATGGTTATGCTTGGCACATCTCCGACCTAGAGATATTCGGCGATCCAAAAGAGTTGAGTGAGTTTTATTCAACAAGATTAGACAAAGACGTGACTAAACTGTTCGGCAATTCAATCCAACTTAGCAACGGAAAGTGGGTCAAGCGGTTGGATAGAGCACCTCAGAGTTGGTGCTACGTCGAGGAAAGAGAGGACGCAAAATGAGATACATCAGAACGAAATACGGAAGAATATTTGAAGTATTGGAAGAAGATAAACAGTTTTACTATATTGATTATCCAAATGAGGTTGGTCTTGCATTATGGGGTAAACTTGCAAAAGATGTTATCAAAGAGGCAGACAACATCGAGGAATTGTGCGATGGAATATGTGCTATTGAGAGAAATGGAAAATTAAAAGTTCCTTATGTTGGAAAGACCACACAAGACTTGAAAGTTATTATTGATTTGATTGATAAGGACAATTATGAAGTCTATGGTGCCATCTGGACCGACAAAGGTTTGCAATTCGTTGCAAAAATGAATGAGAAAGGAGTTTTTGAACTGCTATAAACTTCGGCAATAAGATATGAAACTGAAAGATTTAGTGTACAAAGTGGAAGATTTGAGGGATTTGGGTGACGATACGTTGCAATGGTTGCATCAACTCTCCCCATCTCCGTCGGTCAGAAATGGCTATTATCTTCTCTACAAATCGAAATTCAACGGGGATTGGGTTCGGCTGGGAAGATGGTACGGAGGCGACGGCGATGGCGTGTATAAGGACTATTGCAAAGAATCGTGTCGGTCAGCCTCTTGCGATTTGAGAATCGTTCAGATTGATATAAAAAATTAAAATGAAAGGAGAACAAAGATGATTAAAGAACTGGAAGCGTTGGAAAGAATGAAACAATCACATTTTACCGCCATGTCCTGTTTAGGAATTGAAGATAAAGAAGCAGAACAAGCAATAAAACTCATCGAAACCGCTCTCAAAGATTATGAGCGATTAAAAATTGATTTCTTGAAGGAAGCGACTGAAAACGACTGTCTCAAAACGGCATTGGAGAATATAAAAAACCATATTGTCGAAATCAAAGAAGGAAATATTATCGGAAAACCTGTTAACAATAATGAACTTATAATTAGATTTAGAAAGTTTGACAATACGGAAGAATTAGATTTGTTGAAAGAGGTGCTGCTATGAGACTGACGAAGAAAAACGACATCGGGATATACGAATCCAGAAAGCATCAGGAAGATTGGGCGAACCTCGGCGAGGCGAATCAGAAACTCGGACCGTTGGAAGACGCTGAAGAACTCTGCGAAAAAATCGTCTCCCAGCCCATTTATGAAAAAAATAACACCACCGGTGAAATTCGTGAAATAAATTACGAAGGTTATACCGCTTTGTATGATTTCAGAAAAAGACGGATAGAAATTCGTGATTGGGATTATGTTGATGGATTTGACTTAGATGATTATGGGATAAATTGGGCGTTGACAAAGGGGGAATTGCTATGAGCAAATACGACGAATTGAGCGGTTGCCATACGATGTCCCTGACGCCCTTTGGATTGCTGATTGACATTTTGCAGTCATCCGACAGACCGATATTGGCGGTCGCAAGAAACGCCGAACTCGCAACCGTCGACGGCATAGTGTGGACATTCGTCAACAGAGGGTTGCATAAAATACTTCTGGAACTGGCGGATTCAGGCTTCCATTCCGTATATGTGTGCGACGCATACTCGGATAGTGCCATGGAAGTGCTTAAAGGAAAAGAATCGGAACGATAAAAAAACATCGATGAAACGTGCCAATCCGCTCTTGCCGATGGCTCAAAACCTATGTTTGAAAAATGTTAAAAATGTGTTTGACAATAAAACCAGATGGAGTAAAATATAGGTGTCCCAAGATGGGACGAAATAAGGAGAATCAACAATGAGAAAAATTATCAATTCCACCAACACCAACAACCAACGGACAACAAATCCTGCTCGTCAGTCAGCCGTTTGGGAATATCACGGATTTAAAATCTATAAAACCCAAGGATATTGGTTCTATCACAAAATCGATGATAGTGATTGCGACCAGTATGAAATCGCTGGCGAACCAGCAGACACTTTGACGGAAGCAAAAAGAGTTATCGACCATTATTTCAGTAAATAAGGAGGCTAATTAAAATGGAGGAGAAGTTCAAGAAATACTCTGTCGAATGGTCGCTAAACCAAGGTCAAGACATTGGTTGGGAGGGGTTCTCGACATTGAGAGAGTGCAAGGCATACATCAAAAAGCACATCAATGACAAAGAAAAGGAAGACCTACATATCAACATCTGGGAAAGGACTAACTATGACCCTATTCTTGATGCTTGGGATTATGGCGTAATCGATAGCATCGAATTATGCGAAATCGGCATATTTTAAGGAGAACTGAAAAATGAAATACCAATACTTAATCACCGCTTGGAAAAATGACACAGCAAAAAAGACTATTGAGGTCAAGACTAAAAGCGAAGCCAACAAGACTGCAAACAAGATGATTGCTGGGCATTATGGATTCCTGCCCGATGCCGTTGGCATCAATGAGATGGACGATGAATTGAGACTTCATTCCAAAACCGCATTCACGCTGTGGAATGGGAAATGGGAGATGGATTACCAATACATCGGGGAAGATGAATAAGGAGAACCAAGAATGACCGCCTACGAAAAGTCCATCATAGCCAAATGGGAAAAAGCCAAAACCCAGTGGTGGCTTCTCACCCCTACCGAACTTCAAAAACTCGAAAACGAAGCCAAGAGAATCTACGCCAAAATGGAGAAAGAACAATGACATACCACGGACACGAAATCAAAAAGGTCTATACTGACTTATATGATTGGGATGGAAAAAACTACATCTACGAAGTCTACAAGGACGGCAAATGGATTGGCAACGCACTCACCCTATCGACCGCAAAGGAATATATCGACAGCGGTTACAATGAGACTTACCTATAAGAACAAAGCGGAATATAACGAAAGGAGATATAAAAATGGATAAAAAACTTCTTTTGTTCGACAGACTGGCGGACGAGGTGAGATGATGGAGACAAACCGAATCTACCTCGGCGACGCCTACGAGTTGATTAAACAGGTGTCTGACAAATCTGTCGACCTCATAGTGACCGATCCGCCTTATCAAATAGATGGACTTCACAAAGACAGCGGCATTCTAAAAGGAAGAAAGAATAGTCATAACACTCAATTATTAGAAAGCAACTTAGGCGATGGAATTGACTTAAAAATACTCGATGAGTTTGTTCGAGTAATGAAAAAAATAAACATCTACCTATGGTGCAACAAAGAACAAATATATGACTATCTCACTTACTTCGTCAAAGAGAAGAAATGTAACTTTGAAATCATAGTGTGGGCGAAAGAGAACCCCTCGCCGTTCCTCAATGGGCATTACCTGAAGGACAAGGAATACTGCCTCTACTTCTGGGAGAAAGGCGTTAAGGTCAAGCCAAACTTCGAGACGGGGAAGACGGTCTATATATCGAAGACCAACGTCGCCGACAAAAAGGACTACGGGCATCCGACGATAAAGCCGGAAGCCATCATCGAAAACCTCATCCGCAACTCGTCCGGGGGGGGTTTAGTCCTTGACCCGTTCGTCGGAAGCGGGACGACGTGCCTTGCGGCAAAACGGTTGGGGCTGAATTACATCGGCTTCGAGATAAACCCAAAGTACCACCAAATAGCGGTCGACAGACTGGAAGGCGTGACGAAGGCTGAAAGGGAATCAGGCTACGTGCAGGAAAGGCTTTTTTAGGAAAGAATATGACAACGAACTACGATTTTCTTTTGTTTGACAGGCTGGAAATCAAAGACAGCGATGAGCAATTAAAACTATTTTGAGAATATGTGTTGCTAATTCGCATACGATAAAACCTTAATTTCGTTTAAAAAATTAACATGAATGAAAGGAGATATGAATTATGATTGGCATTCCGATTTGGGTGTTCGTGATATTGGTTGCGTTAGCCAGCATCACCGCACTTTTCTTGGTTTTGGCTCTCATAGGGGCGATTGCGTGCATGCTCGATAAGCCTAAAGAAAGCAGGTCAGACAAATGTCCATACGAAATAGAATTTTAGAAAGGAGAAAGAAAATGGGCAAAAAAGAATCATTGGGAATCAATGAAATCGTTTGCGTGGCGGTATTGATTCCGTCAGAAAAACTGGGTTTGCCAAACTTCGGGAAAAACCTTCCGCCAGTTGACGAACCCGAAAGAGCGAGGAAAGCCAAAGAGGTGGTCGAAGAATCGAAAAAACATGGCGGAGTTGGTGCGACGGTCCTTGACGATTACTTCGCGATCCTAATCGACGCAGAGAAATTCAAGGAGAAAGGGAAAGCGTTCTTCGATTGGTGCGATTCCAAAGGCTATGAGCCTAAAATCGCCAACAGAACCGTAATCGCAGACAGAAGATACATGGAAGGCGGTCCTTACGAAGGCGTTGTGGTGGACATCCCACCACAATACATCGACGATGCGATAAGGGAACTGATTCTCAGGTATTGCGAAGAGGTCAGCGTGACTCAAATCTTGGAATCTGGAATCCTGATGTTCGAAGGGGAGCTGTTTCCCGACGTCAATGCGACGGTCATGTACAATCGGGGGTTCATCGGCGGTGGCGTGGGTCACAAAATGGCGTTCGTCAGCCAATATCCCACAAGGGATTACAAAAGGGTGCTTGCGAATGTCGAATCCAGCATCAAAGATTTGATCAAAGAGCATAAAAGCATCCATAAAAACGAGGCATAAGGACATATCGCCGTCATGAAATACACAGAAATGGATTATGTCGAATTGCTGAACGAGATCAGACGCGTCGAGGGGGCTATCGCCCGAAGTCGATCCCCGTTCGCCAAACGGGATTACAATAAATATCTCAATAAACTTAACAAAAGAAGGAGTGAATTATGGAAATTACGAAAATCAAATTGAAAGACATCGTCCCTTACGAGGGAAACGCGAAACTGCACCCGAGGGAGCAGGTGGAGCAAATCAAGAAATCCATTCAGGATTTTGGCAACAACGACCCGATAGCGGTTGACGAGAACAATGTCATAATCGAGGGGCACGGGCGTTATATGGCTTTGAAAGAACTAGGCTACGACGAAGCCGATTGCATCGTCTTGAAGGGCTTGACCGAAGAACAGAAGAACGCCTATCGATTGGTCCATAACAAACTTACCATGAACTCCGATTTCGATTTGGAGGTCCTCAAATCCGAGTTGGACAATCTCGAAATGGATATGTCGCAATTCGACTTCGACATGGAAGCCATAGAGAAAGACCTCGACGGCGAGAAAGAAGCCGAGGAGGACGATTTTGACGTTGAGGAAGCAATCCCTGAAGAACCAATAACAAAACTCGGCGACGTGTGGAAACTCGGGAGGCATTATCTGATGTGCGGTGACAGCACCAAAAAAGAGGACGTCGAAAAGTTAATGCAAGGCAAGAAAGCGGATCTCGTTTTCACCGACCCGCCGTATGGGATTAGCGTTGTATCGGTTGATAAAAAAATCGGAGGCGATAAACCTTTCGGCAGTAAAAAAGGAAAAATCGGAGGCGGTAAAATAGTAAATTGTAATGAGTATGCTCCGATTATAGGAGACGAAACAACAGAAACCGCAAGAAAAAGTTATATTATTATTAAAGAATTTTCAAAAAATCAAATAATCTTTGGTGGAAACTATTTTACAGATTTTTTATTCCCGTCGCGTTGTTGGCTTGTATGGGACAAGGAAAACACGGGAAATTTTGCCGACGCGGAACTTGCGTGGACATCTTTTGATAAAGGCGTTAAATTGTATAAGTTTTTATGGAACGGGCTTTGCCGTGAGGGAAGCCGTGAAGTTGAGGGCAAAAAAAGGGTTCATCCAACGCAAAAACCTGTTGGTATGCTTGGAAAGATTTTAAATGATTTTTCCAAAGAGAATGACATTATTCTTGACGTTTTCGGCGGTTCTGGCTCAACCCTCATCGCTTGCGAGCAGTTAAACCGAGTTTGTTACACGATGGAACTCGATCCTCATTATTGCGACGTAATTATTAAACGTTGGGAGAGCCTGACGGGCGGTAAAGCCGAGTTGGTGAAATGATGCAAATGGCAGTTGCAAACAAAAAAGCGGTCGTGTAAAGTAATGGATGTAGATGCTCATCGTTCATCTGACATCTATTCTCGGAGAATCAGCCACCTCGATTGGTGGTTGATTCTTTTTTTCGCCGAATGGTATGATTTCCCTTGTGTGGGTGCGAAGGCGAAATGCGTTGAAAGCCCAGGAAACGGGATATAATAAATAATATAAGCGGGCAGGTGAACGGATGGCAGAGCACGTGAAAAGGGATTTGATAGACAAAGGCAAGTTCGAGGCGATGGTACGCATGCAGATGACAGACGAAGAATTGGAACAATTCTTCGGCATCACTTCGGGGCAGTTGTACAAGTGGGTGAAGAGGACATATCATGTCAAAAGCCCTCTCACGCAAATAAAAAAATTACGCATGGAAGGGAAGGTCGCTTTCCTATCCCGTCAGTTCAGCCTAGCCAAGACGAACCCGACGATAGCGATATGGATTGGCAAGAACTACTTCGGGCAGACGGACGAGACCGAATCCGGCAACAAGGATGAGATTGAGGACCTCACTCCGCTTGCGGATTTGCTGAAGATGGGGGACAGGAAAGATGGCGACGGCGACGATTGAGTGGAATCCGTTCTCGGACAAGCACAAGTACTACATCACCAACGCATTGAGATGCAGGATGTCGGTCGCCGAGGGTGCGATTAGGTCAGGCAAGACGATAGACAACTGCATCATCGCAAGCATGTATCTTGAGACGTGCAAGGACAAAATCCACCTCGCCAGCGGTTCGACGCTGGGAAACGCCAAGATGAACATAGGCGACTGCAACGGCTTCGGTCTCGAGCATCTCTTCAGGGGAAGGTGCAAGTGGAGCAAATACAAGAACAACGACGCCTTGAGAATCCAGACCAAGACGGGCGAGAAGATTGTCATATTCGCTGGCGGCGGTGCGAGCAACTCGTTCAAGAAGATACTGGGGAACTCGTACGGGCTGTGGATTGCGACGGAAATCAACCAGCATTACGACAGCGACGGCAACGACTCGTTCATCAAGGTCGCATTCGGCCGTCAGGTCGCATCCAAGCATCCTTTGGTTCTGTGGGACCTTAACCCAAGTGCACCCAAGCACTGGGTGTACGAGAACTACATCGACAAGTACAAAGGGAACTTCGTCGGCGGTTACAACTACATGCATTTCACGATTGCCGACAACCTATCCATCACGCCCCAGAGACGGCTGGAGATAGAGTCGCAATACGACAAGAACAGCATTTGGTACAAGCGTGACATCCTGGGTCAGAGATGCACCCCAGAAGGGTCAATCTACACGACCTACACGAACGACCCAGACTCGTTCCTGCTCGACCCGAAGGAACTCCCGATGCTGATTAGGATCGAGGCGGGCATCGACTTCGGCGGTCACACATCGAAGAACACGTTCGTCGCCATGGGGTTCACCCAAGGGTACAGGGATTGCATAGTCCTCAAATCGGTGAGGATAGAAGAGGACGTCGACGACGAGCAACTCAAGGAAAGGTTCGTCAGGTTCTGCGATTCCATCAACACGGAATACGGGAAGGCGTTCGACGCCAACTACGACAATGCGGAACCGATTCTCGGCAGAAGCCTGAAGGTCGCCTGCATAAGGAACAACTGCAGGGTCAACGTCTGCCCATCCCTGAAAATCTCAATCCTGCAAAGGATAAGGCTCGTCAACAGCCTGATGGCACAGCACAGGTTCTGGTTCCTTAACAACGGGGAGACCAAGTCAGCCCAAAGTGCCTTCTACGACGCAATATGGGACAAGGACAAAGTCGACACACGACTCGACGACGGCACAAGCGACATCGACACCCTCGATGCCAGCGAGTATGCCATCGAAAAGCATTATGATATGCTTATAAACGCAAAGAACAGCATTATAATTGAGAAAAGGAACGCCAACGGCGGAAGGGGTTAAGACATGGTATTCAGCGATTACGGCTCTCTCATCGGCAGGGTGCTCGACGAGAAAAAGAAGATAGCGAACGGCTCGGGGTATATCGCCTTATGGGCAAAATGGTACAAAGGCAAGGTCCCGTCGTTCCATCAGTACTACGTTTACAACGGGCAGAAAAGGATCAAGCGTGAAAGGAAATCCATGAAGATGGCGAAGCAGGTCTGCGAGGACTGGGCGTCGCTATTGATGAACGAGAAAGTCAAAATCATCGTCCACGACAATGACCTAATGGACAGACTTCTCATGGAGATGGACTTCTGGAACAAATCCAACGAGGCGGTGGAGAAAGCCTTTGCCCTGTCCATGGCTGGTCTCGTGCTGGATGTCTGCGGTCTTGAGATTGAAGAAGACCCAAAGACCGGGGAAGGCGTAATCAAATCAACCGACAACGCCTATCTCGATTTATCCGTCCACAGTGCGTTCACGACAATCCCCCTCACGTGGGAGAGGGGAAGGGTCACCGAATGTGCCTTCGTCAGCGAGAACACCGATTACAAGCATGTCTCGTGCCACGTCAAAGACGAGAGCGGCAACTACAAAATCATCGACTACAAGGAATATGCGGACAGAGAGCCAGAGACATTCGTCTTCGACACTGGGAGCAACGTCCCTTTCTTCGCCATCATACGACCTAGGCTATGCAACAACCTCGAGCCAGACAGCGACGCCCCGATCTCGGTCTTCGCAAACGCCATCGACACCCTTAAGGCAATCGACACGAAATACGACTCATACGACGTTGAGTTCGCCCAAGGGAAGAAAAGGACCTACGTCAGTGCCGAACTCGACAAGGTGGACCCCAACACTGGGGAGGTCACGAAGACCTTCGACCCAGACGATACAATCGTGTATGCGTTGCCACAGCAGACCGCATTGAACGGAGAGCAGAAGAACCTAATCACCAACGTCGCAGACCCATTGAGGACAGCCGAGCACTCCCAAGCGATTCAGGACGAACTGAACTTCCTGTCCAAGCAGGTCGGTCTCGGCGTGGATTACTACCGCTTCGAGAAAGGCAGGGTAATGACCGCCACCCAAGTCATCAGCGAGAAGTCCGACACCTTCCGCAACATGAAGAAGCACGAGGGTATCCTGGAAAAGGAAATCACGTCCCTCATCAAGGCAATCATGGTCGCTGGCAACAACTTCACATCCGATTACAAGTTCGCCGACATCGACGACGTCAAAATCCAATTCGACGACTCCATCATCGAGGACAAGACGACCGAGAAGGACAACGACAGGAAGGACTTGGATTCTGGCGTGATGACGAAATTGGAGTTCAGGATGAAATGGTACGGCGAAGACGAGGAAACAGCCAAGAAGAACATGATCAATTCCTACGGCGACGTAGAACTGGTCAGCAGGATCAACACGTTCCTGCCAGCGTTCCAAGCGGGTGCCATCTCAGCCAAGCAATTCGTCGAGAACGTCTACACCGAACTGACCGAGGAAGAGAGGAAAGAGATGGTTGAGGATTTGTCCAAAAACGAAACAATCAGCATGGAAGACATCATGGCAGGCGGTAACCACATCCCAACCAACGGCAAAGGCAACGGCGATGAAAAAGAAAAAGAATAGCCAATTCGGCAAGATTCAAGAGCAATACGAAGCCAAGCAGAACGCATGGAAATCCAGAATCAAGTCAGAGCCAAGCAGGTTCAAAAGATTCTGGAAATGGGTATGGTTCCTGATTGCGTTCCCGTTCGTCTGGCTGTTCTACAACTGCCGTGACCTACGCTCGGTGTTATGCATAATCGCCTCATTCCTTCTCTGGAGTTCCTCGGTATGGGTTTTCTATCTCTTGGCGTTAATCACTGGCTGGGAGACCGACATAGCCAAATGGTTCTTGGGGATAGGGAGTGCGGTATGGGTATGGTGGGCTTCCCCAATCGGTAGCCCGTTCATCCTGCTTGTCACCGTGACAGCCATCGGCATGAAGGCACTCGTCAACAAACTGACGGGAAGGAAAAACGGGGAAGAGGCTTATGGTAAAGGAAAGAATCGATGACTTGGTTGACATCCTCGGGAAAGAGTTCGCCAAAATGGAGAACACGTTCGTCATCAGGAATCAGCAACAGTTGGTCAAGTACATGGAAAACCCACGTGAATGGAAGCAAAGGCAACTCCTCTCACGCAATTCCTACAGGAAGGAACTCATCTCCCTCGCCAAGTCCCAAATCTCGCTCCTAAACGAGAAAACCGAAAAGGTCTTCCTGCTCAGTTATCGGCAGGTGGACGAGAGGAACGTCATCATCTCCGAGCACGAGATAGAAGCCAAAGACATCCCAGAGGACGTCAAGAGGCGAATCAGGGAGATGCAGGAGTTCAACGCCAAAGGGGTCGTCCAACTGGCAAACCAGTCATTGCGTGCCTACACCAAGAGCGTCAGAATCATCAGCCAGACAACCTCGCAGGAAGAGTTGTACGACGCAATAAAGACCCAGATGCCAAAAGGCATCGAAAACGGGATAAAGGTGGCGTACAGAAACGGTGCCGAGGTCTCGTGGAAGTCCTATATGGAGATGAATGTCAGGACGACAATCCATCAGGAGACCACGAAGATGCAGATGACCGCCGGTGCAAAGGTAGGTCAAATCTTCTACATCGTCGATTCGTTTGCCGACTGTGCCCCAGACCACGCCGATTACCAAGGGAAGGTCTATTACAACGCAGAGGCGGACATCCCCGACGAGGTGATGCGGTTCATCGAATCGAACGGAATCAGATCCGTCCAAGAGGTGAGGGATGGGAAACCGTATCTGTCCAGCCGTCCGAACTGCAGGCATGAGTTCCACGCCATCCCATTGAGCGAGGCGATGGGCAAATCCGAAGAGGAGATTCTGCAATCCGAGGGCTTTGAGCAAGGTGCGTACAAAGACTCCAATTATGAGGCGACTCAACAGCAGAGATACATCGAACGGCAAATCAGGAAATGGAAACTCAGGGCGACTGGCGGTGAGCGACTCAAAAAGGAAACGGGTCAGGACATCGCCGACGCCGACTTCGCCAAAGCCAAAGTGAGGCAATGGCAGGCGAGACAGCGTGAGTTGATAAAAGAGAACCCGAAACTGCTGGAGCGGAGATACGACAGGGAGAACGCCAAAATCATGGTCGATCACCTAGGCGTCAGATACGACTACAAAGTCGTCGATGGCAGGCTTGTCAAGAAGTAGCCCCTTGCAACGTTCGGAGAAGAGAATATAAAATATATGCGAGAATTGTAACTCGCTTAAAATGACAACCTTTTTGTGGAACTGAACCACGCTTAAAAAATGCGAAAGGAGAATATCAAATGGGCGAAAATCTGAAATCGCTAATGGGTGACGCTTACCATGACGGAATCACCGTCGAAGAAGTGGAGACCTTTTTCGGGAAGGGGAAGTACGTCGATTTGGGCTCTGGGAAGTACGTCGACAAGTCGAAATACGACAGGGTCGAGCAGGAACTCACAGCCCTAAAGGAATCGACGAAAGATTACGACGCTCTGAAGAGCGAAAACGAGACCTTCAAAGCAAAAGAGGCTGACGCAACCCTCAAGGAGAAACTCATCAACCTTGGGGTGAACGGAGATTCCTTCAAATACGTCAAGAGCGACATCGGCGACAAGGTTCTGGTTCTAGGCGAAGATGAAGCCAAGAACAAAGAAGCGGTCGCAGAATACCTGAAAGCCCACCCACAATTCGCCAAAGGCGAAAGCGAAAAGCCTAGCCCTAAAGTCACCAAAGTCGTCACAACCAAAGTGGAGAACACGGACAGCGGTAACAAGCCAGACGGGCACAAAATCTTCAACGATTCCATCCGTAGGGCTTTGGGCAAGAAAACAGAAGTAGACTAGAGTAAAGTCGTTTAAAGAAACTCAAGTTCAATCCACAGAGAAAAAGGAGAAAATTATTTATGCCAAAAATTGAACATTCCGACGTTGAAGTCTTGATCGACGAAGGCGAAGTGAGGGAAATCTTCGCAGGCATCGAGAAAAAATCAAAAGCCTTTGCGTTATTGACAAGACTTCCGAACATGTCTTCCAACAAGACGAAAATCAAGGTGTTGGAATCCCTGCCACTCGTTTACTGGCAAGACTCAAGCACATCCTTCAAGAAAATCACGAAGTTGAAATGGAATAAGAAATACATCACGGCAGAGGAACTTGCCGTCATCATCCCAATCGCAGAAGCGGACATCGACGACGCCTCTTATGACCTCTGGGGACAAATCCGCCCTAAATTGGAGGAAGCGGTCGGCAACAAAATCGACCACGCCGTCTTCTTCGGAACATCTGGCACCGACGTTCCAGCGTCCTTCCCTGACGGCATCGTCAAGCAGGCGATCGACAAAGGCTTTGCCCATCAGAAGACCGCCACCGAAACCGTCTACAACGCCATCTCCGAGACGATGGGATTGGTCGAAGAGGCAGGCTACACGGTCAACGGTCTCGTCGCTGGTCCAAGCATCAAGAAAGTCTTCAGAGGCATGACCGACACCACTGGTCAACTCATCACGGGAGATGAAATCTCGGCTTTGCCACGTGCCATCATCGACAACGGTGCGTGGGACAAATCCAAGGCAATCGCCATGGTCGGCGATTTGAAGGAAGCGGTCTTCGCATTGCGACAGGACATGACCTACAAACTCTTGACCGAAGGCGTAATCCAAGACCCAGAGACACAAGAGATTGTCTACAACCTTGCACAGCAAGACATGGTTGCGTTGCGTGTCACCTTCCGTTTCGGCTGGCAATTGCCGAACCCAGTCAACATCCTGAAGCCTGAAGAAGCGGGAAGATTGCCATTCGCAGTCCTCACCCCAGAGGCAGGCGGTGGCAACTAAGAGACCTAGGCAATTGGAGCACTCACGATTGTGGGTGCTTTTTTTCACATGATGCCTTACAATAAAAAATATAAGCGAGGGCACAGTATGGCAAAGAGTCCAAACAAAGAGCAAATCGACTACGGTCAACCTTACATCACCCAAGAGGAGTATCTGAGTTACAAAGGCGTGGATTTGAGCGTGGAACTGCAAAACAACGACAGGCATTCCGACAAGGTGAACCGCTTCGTCAAAGACATCACCAACTACGTGATGAACTGGCTGTTGACCAATTATGGGTGCAACGAACTCAACAGGCTAAATCATGACTTCGCAGAACTCCCAGAATGGAGAAGGAAGAGATTCCACTATGGGATGATTGAGCAAATCGAATACGTGCTGAACAACGGCTTGCTCCATCAGGACAGCGGGGTGAACACCGACACTGGGAGCATCATGGACTTCAGCAAGGTGGTCATTTCGCCCAGTGCCATGCAGGAGTTTTGGCTTGGTGCCTTCTGCAATGTCAAAACAGAAGGTCGATATATAAGCGAGGACGATGAATAATGGCACGTGATTTAAGGCAAATCGGCTTTGGGAGAAACAGATACCCCGATTTATGCTATTTATACGATTCCACCGCCGTCAACCATAACATGTTGGTCAAGGATGCCAAACCTATCTGCAGATTCTACAAAAGGGACAAGGTTTCCTTCCAATGGGAATACGCCCAAGTGAACGGAATCGCCACCAGCCGAAAGCAATTCGTCGGGACGATTGAAACGCTTGACGACGTCTCAAAGGCTAGACCC